TCTCCGGGCTGAAGCACAGTGGCTCGAAGAACCTGACGAGATTGATGAAGAGGCCAGAGAGGCCGCGTATGAAGAGTATTGCGAGCATATGTACGAGGTGTATAAGGACGATGAGTATGAGACTAACAGATGAATGGTGGCATTACCCAGATAATATGAAACTTGATGAATTGATACCGCAACTTAAATCATGCGGGTATGAATGCGAGGCCGGAAAATTAGAGTGTAATATTGCATTTAGACAGATTGCTCATATAATTGAAAGAATCGACTACATCTTAGGAAATGGGGATTAGAATGAGCGAAATAATTGTATTCAGACTTGAAACCTGTCCGAACTGTGACAGGTTAGAAGAATTATTGAGAGAATCTGGAATAGAGTTTAGAGAAGTTGATTTGCAGGATACACGGCACCCTGACATGATAACCATGCGGATGGCAGGGATATTCCCTCAGGAAGCCCCAGTTATCCGGGTTAATTCGTGTTATGCGCAATCAAAAACCATCTTCGATGGAAATGAACTGTCAGGGACTGTAAAAGCAATGATAGGGATAGAATAATGGTTATTCTATCTATTGACTTTGACGGTACGATTGTGAAAGATGAGTATCCGGGCATAGGAAAACCCCTGCCTGGAGCAATACAGGCAATCAATGACCTGTATGATTCTGGATACTGCATTATCATAAACTCCTGCCGGGCACGGGAGAGAGAAGATGAGATGATCGATTGGTTGAATCGAAACGGAGTGAAATACTGTCATTGTAATGAGAACTGTTGTGAGAGAATCGTTAATTACCGGACTGACTGCCGGAAGATATCGGCCGACTGCATCATTGATGATAAATCTTTGATGATGCTGAACCTGGAGCAGGATAACGGATGGCATAACGTGAAACACATGATCCGGATGAAGTTCGGTGATAGTTGTGAGAGGGAGTGTGGGAAGGAATGACGAAAAAATCAGATGTTTCATGGATACCGAAGCCCGTCGGATGTTCGCTGAAACGATTCACAACCGATGAATTAGTTGCAGAACTCAAGGGGCGGCACGAATTGTGCCCGGTTGTGGATGATATGGATGCGCCGGTATGTATGTTCGTTACAACCCGGAAATCTCTTGTAACTGAATTATGTAAGCGGGATGGTGTTGAATCATCGGATATTGAGTGTGCAGACGGGATTGCTAAAACAATTGTAGTTCATAGGTGGAATGAATGACAGAAGAGAAGATTTGCCCGATAATGACAAGTCATGATTGGGTATATTGCCAGAAAGAACGCTGTATGGCATGGGGAGCCAAAATTGAAAAATGTCCAAATCGTCCTGAAGGGGGTTGGGTTGATGGGTGTAGGTTGATACCATGAAAATAGATGTGGACACTCAATGCATAATCGCCCGGGAAAACGGAGAGCAGGTTGTTGTTGACGACGTCTCTTCGATTGCTATTATAATTGAGTTTATGGGGCAGAAATACAATATTTTCAGAACAATAGACGAGTTGATACTAAACGGGAGGTGGAAATGACAACAATATTGCATCAGTATAATGACTACATGGCAATTGCAGAGATTGGCGGGGGGTATGATATCCCTGCCAGAATCGAAAAATCAAAACTCCTGAAACTCTTGGACGAACTCCCTAGCGGGGACATATACGTTTCAATGGTCCCGCATGTTTCAGGGAAATGCGTGATTGTCAAACCGTGCAACCTGACAGAACCGTCCTGGTGGCTCCTGTGTCCGAAGGAGGAAGTAAAATGAGAATACTGAACGATACAACCGAACTCCAGATCCGGCTTAGGCCTGATGAGGTTGACGGGTTTATTGATATGGTTCTGGGGGCAACCCACTCGCCGGTTCGGCGGGCACTGGTGGACGGAATGAAAAAGGAGTGTTTATTGTGAGTTGCACGGGGTTTGATGCAGAGGCTGTAAGGGTGTGTCTTGATATAGAAGCGATTGCGCGGAAATACAACGTTGGGGTCATGGACGTGATGAACCGGGTAATGGAAATACATTGCACATGGGAAGGGAGAGAGAATGATTAAACGGGCGATAATAGTTGATCTCATGCACAACCGGGGCTCGACTGTCCGGCAGGTGCAACACAGGATTAAAATGGCGTCTCCTGCAGAAGTGGGAAGGGCGCTGTTTGAACTCCGTGATACCGGGAAAGTGCGGGAGATGGGGGGTAGGTACGAAGTGACGAAGGAAGGGCTTAATATGGTTTGGAGGGAAAGATAAACGAAATGGCTGATGTAGCAGGAAGGTATGTCTGTATCTGGAGAAGGTTTAAGATAATGCAGCGCATATAAAATCATCATGACACAGGGCGGCCTACTTGACGCCGACTATTCAGACCGGGAGCTGCAGGCAGCACATGAAGCCAGTAAGAAACGGTCTGAAAAACTACACCAGAAAGCGTGGAAATTCTTCAAAAAAGTATGCCCGTTTGGAAAATGAAATACATTGCAGCAGTATTCGCCGCCCTTCTTTTCGTCCTGATCATCTGCTCGCTCCCGTCTCATGCTGTCATTTCGTCAACCATGTACAGCAACGGCGGCTCTGTCATTGTCAATACTGACGAGTCCTGGGAGACGTCAAACAACCTGCTCCGGTTCGGCACCGTCAACGACTCGTACCAGTATGGCGGCAAAAGTCAGACGATTGTCTCACTCGGCAGAACCGGCATACAGAAAACCGAGTCCACCAGGGTTGAGACGCTCGGTATGCTCAACGCTTTTGATTCCGCCGGAATGTTCGCGACTCAAACCAATATACCGGAGTCAATATGTGACCAGAGCAATTTCATAGCCGGGTATGGAGGCAACAATTCTGACTCACGATACCCTGAGACTCAAACCGTCGAGGGGCTCTGGGGGCTCATGGGGTCAGGTCCGGGGACTACATACGAAAGTCAGATCGAGGTAGTTGGTACGGTTGTCGGGGTCTCTGTGCAGGGCACCAGTCCCCAGGGCTACCTGTATGAAGACGTGAAAGGCTCACTCAAAGCCGGACTCGACAAAAACAGTTCAGCCCTGCAGTATTCTTACAGCCGGCATGATCACGGACTCTTAACGAGTGACGAAAACAAGAGTCTCGACGGTGGGTTCGACTGGCTTTGGGACACAAACGCTGACAAAATAGTTTCAGCCAATGAGTCTGTCACAAATGAGACGGAGGAGGGGGAATAAGTTATGTTTGCTGAATTCGAACCCTTAGTAACTGCAATTTTTGCTGCAGTATTGTACAGCGTCATCTGGTGGACATCGAAGCACATCGATCCCACAAAACCCAGTGAAAATTTCGATTTCATGAGCCTGGGTGCAACCGTCCTGATCGGTGCATTCGTCGGGGCATATGCAACCCTGGCAGGATCCCCGCTCACACAGATGAGCATTGAGACACAGTTAGCCGCCAACGGCGCTGTGATTGCAGTCATTCAGAAAGTTCTGACTACACTCTACCGGTATTTAGAGAACACCTATGTAAACGAGGCATTTGAATGAGTGAAGAAGAGAAGAAACCAGCAACCAAAGCCGAGCGAAGAGCAATGAAAGTCATAGAAGAAAAAAACGGGTATAAGTTCGGGATCAACGAAAACCCGGACGTCGCGCACCTGCCGGAAGAAGACCGATATAAACTCGAGTATCCGAACGGGGAGCATGTTTCAGGCAGAAAAGAAACAATTGCAAAACTGTTTCTTAAAATGTCTCAATAAACAACTCTCATTTTTGCTGATTCACCCGGTTCAGGTCCGGGATGAGAGATCACCGGTATGCGCACAATTCCCCTGTACGTAGAAGCCTTTGATGTCATCTTCATCAACGGCATACCGGCACTCTGAACAGGCAGGAGCAAAAATAAGCGGGGTGCAACTCCCCGCCAGGGTGTAAACTCAAAATGTCACCAACCAGTAACCCGGAAACTCTCGTGACGCTCATGGAGAGCATGGCAGAAAACTCTGTCGCTATTACTCAGGTCACCGGAGAGCTCGCGAGTCTCAACGCCCGACTGACTGAAGCGGTAAAGGAATTGCGGTTATTTCGTGAAGAGATCAAAAAAACACTTGCAGATCATGAGACCCGTCTGGTCGGGGTTGAGCACAACTGTTTGAGAGAGGCCAGTTGGAATCGGTGCTGGGACCGGCTTGAAGCGCTTGAGAAAAGCGAGATGCAGCGATGCGGGGCGAAACCATATGAGGATCGGATATGGGGCATACTGCAGGCGGTGCTGGTAGCTGTCATTGTCGCCCTGGTGCTATGGTTCATGAAGGGGGGTCAGATTATATGATAAAATATATTCCTGACCCGGATTCACCGCTGGCCAAGCTCTGGCCTGACGGAGTAGTTGGAGAACTGGCAACCGTCCGGCCTAATCTGGCACACATCCGGGTGAAGGTTGGAGAAGGAAACGACATTAGGCATCTGTCGCTTATAGTGCCGTGGAAACGATGCGAGGTTGTGAAGTAATGGCCGGAAAAAAGAAACCAGCACAAAAACACCCTGGGGGGCGTCCGACAAAATACGATCCGTCTGTTCATCCGGCACTTGCTGAAAGTCTTGCTCGTGAAGGTCTGACAAACACAGAGATCGCTGAGGCGCTTGGAATTGACCGGGCGACATTGCACAATTGGCAAAACGCCCACAAAGAGTTTTTCGACTCCATAAAAAGAGGAAAGGAAACGCCTGACGATAACGTTGAGAAATCTCTATATCGGCGTGCTCTTGGCTACGAATACACCGAAGTAAAAATCACTAAAAACGAAGACGGGGTGATCGTCAAAACTGAAACCACTGTCAAACAGGTGGCGCCTGATGTGGGAGCTCAGTGTATGTGGCTCAAAAACAGGCGGCCACAGGACTGGAGAGACAAACAAGAGATCGAACATTCCGGATCCGTGTCATGGGTGGACCTGGTAAAACATGCAGAAACAGATCCCGAAAAACAGTGAAACAGCCGTCCGACGGGCACAACAGGATCCGGCCTGGTGGATCCGTGAGGTCCTCGGCCACGAACCCTGGCAAAAACAGATAGACATATTTGAGTCTGTCCGTGACAACCGGGTCACCGCCGTCAAGTCCTGCCACGGGGCAGGCAAGAGTTTCTCTGCAGCCTCAATCGCTCTCTGGTATTTGTACACTCATAGGCCGGCTATTGTTCTTACAACTGCCCCAACTGACCGACAGGTGAAAGGAATCCTCTGGAAAGAGATCCGAATGAGTCACCAGCGGGCGAGGTATCCGTTAGGTGGGCAACTACTCACTCAGGAACTAAAATTAGAGCCAAACTGGTTTGCCTGGGGGTTCACCGCTCCAGACTACGACCCGGACCGGTTTCAGGGGTTCCATGAGATCCACCTCCTGGTAGTCGTCGACGAAGCCTCGGGCGTATCTGAAGAAATATACGAAGGTATCGACGGGGTTTTGACGTCTGATGAGTCCCGGCTCCTCATGATAGGCAACCCGACAAACCCCTCCGGACGGTTTGCAAAAGAGTTTAGAACGGCAGGAACGAGCAAAATATCAATATCTGCATTTGATACCCCGAATTTTACTAATTTTGGCATAACAGAACAGGATATTGTATCAAATACCTGGGAAGAAAAGATCACAAATGATCTTCCTGCTCCATACCTAGTGACGCCCCGGTGGGTCGCCGAACAGGTCAAACGGGGCTGGACACAGGAATCCCCGCTGTACCTCTCAAAAGTCCTGGCACAGTTCCCGGCACAGTCAGACGACACGCTCATCCCGCTGCACTGGGTAGAGGCCGCAGTCGGCCGTGATTTGGCAGCATCAGGACCGACGGAGCTTGGGGTGGATGTTGCCCGGTATGGGTCAGACCAGTCGGTGATTGTCCTCCGTAAAGGCCCGGTGGTAGAGATCCTGAAAACCATTCAGAAAAGTGATCTTATGGAACTCACCGGCCAGGTAATACAGGCGATCCGGAGCACTGGTGCCACCATGACAAAGATCGATTCGGTCGGTATTGGTGCCGGTGTGTACGACCGACTGAACGAACAGGATTTTGCCGTATTAGAAATGCAGGCAGGGGGGCAGCCGTCCGATCGTGACCAGTTTGTGAACGCTCGGGCCGAATGGTATTGGGGGCTTCGTGAACGGTTTGATCCGGTTACTGCTGCCATCTCAATCCCTGACGACGACGAACTCATCTCTCAGCTGGCAAACATCAGGTATAAGATCAACAGCCGTGGCCAGGTATTGATCGAGAGTAAAGACGAAATGAAAAAGCGGGGGCTGAAAAGCCCTGACAAGGCCGACGCGGTTATGTTGGTCTTTGCCGGCCGCGACTATGAACGAGGCGACGAACCAACCCCAGACGAGGCACTCGGAGACCTGGCAGACATACCGGATCTCGGCTGGCATGGAGGAATACCGGGATTAACATGAGATCACAAGTGGGCAAACTAGGGGATCACCGATCGATCCGGAACAAAGAACCGACACCGAACAAACCAGAAGAACGGCCGGAAGAAGGGACCATATACCTGGACTCGTCAGGCAGATGGTACACCGCTCCAAAGATCGACGCGGATCTCATCAACAAATACCGGAAGAACATTTACCTGAAAGGCGCTCTGGACAAGATCCAGCGATTGCTGTTCAACAAACGGCTGATCATCAAAGCCCTCAACCGGGACGGCGAAGTAGACCCGGACCTCTCAACCACGCTCACTAAAATGGCCGATGCCCCTGACGTCAGGCTCTGGTACAAACTTCAGCGGGTGTGGCGGAACACCGCTGAATGGGGGCCGTCGATTCATAACCCGGTCTGGGAATATGTCGGCAACGAGTACCGGCTCACAAAACTCAACATACTCCCCCCTGAATCGTTCTCATCGTCCGGGGGGTCATATGCAGCGATCCGAAACACGATCCTGCCGGGGATTATTTTCAATACTGACACGAACGAGCCCGAGTTCTGGCAGAGACAGTCGGCTGGCAAGATCAGGCGACTGCATAACGTCACCATGGTCACGGACCCGCTGTCCGGTGAGTTCGGGGGTAGCCCGCTGGTCCTGCCGGTTATTCCTATTATTACTATGTTGGACTTTGCATGGGGGGCACAGATGCAGAAAGTCAACCTGCTTGGTGCAGGCGGGCGGTTTTTCATCAAGGTTACGAACCCGAAGAAGGATGACAAAGCCTACGCCCAGAAAATACTGCGAAACCTGAGCAAAGGGACCGCATACCAGCTCAGAGAAAACATGGAGGTCGTCGCCCCGCCGATCTCGGAAACGTCGTCAGCCATTGAGACCATAGGGGTCCTGCAAAACCTGATTATTGACCATTTCAGCCCGTCGAGCAGCATCAGCAACAAAGAGGACGGGCGGCTCATCGGTAACAACGCCACCGCCGAGTGGGAGATGTACCAGGCGTTCATTTCCGGGTCCCATGCCTGGCTGGCCGAAGCCGCTGAGATGATCCTGTTAGACTATTTCGCCCCGAACGCGTTCGATGGCTACTCTGTGCAGGTCGAGATCCCGTCGCCGTCGCTCGACAGATCAGAGTTTCTGCTGAAAGCACTTGATTCAGCCCAGACCAACGGCCGGATCACCCTGGCCGAAGCCCGGTCCATGTACATGGATCTCGGGCTGGCCCTGTCTGAGCTCACCGACGCTGAACTGGCAGAACTTGAGTCAGGCAACCAGGACCAGATGCTGCAGAAAGCTCAGCTGGTCGTTGACGCCATAGCCAGCAACGACATGGACCCGGAACACCTGATCGACGAATCAGCAGCGAAAACGATCCTCAATAAAGCCCTGGGGTTACATGGCAAAGAAGACAAAACGTGATCCGACTCAATCAGAATGGATCTCAAACAAATATGCCCGGGATCTGCAAAACGCGATGAAACAATACCAGGCCGGCATGGTTGATCTCATGGTTGAACATGCCGACAACCTGGAACAGATGCGAGAACAACTCGACGAATACAAGACCAACGCCATTACCACCATATTCAGACCGCTCGCAGAAAAATACGTGACCCTCGCGACAAAACAGGGCGGGAAATTCGCACAACTGCAACTAAAGCATGTCAAAACCTAAAGTCCCGGTAAACCCAAAAGCCCTTGCTGCCCTGATTGAACGGAACCTGTCGTATTTTGAGGGGCTGGTAGATGACACACGAAAAAAAATGATGGGCGTTTTAACCGATGGGTTGACGCAGGGCGTAGACATATGGACGATCCGTGACCAACTCGTTGATCTTGGGTATGACAAGAACCGGGCGGAAATGATCGCCCGGACAGAGTCTATGTATGCACTCAACGAGGGGGCGAAAGAGTCATACCGTGAGGTCGGGATCGAATACGTCAAATGGCTGACCAGTTATGACGACCGGACCTGCACCGAGGAGAACGGGCCACCGATCGAACTGCCTGACGGGTCGGTAGTGTATGGGTGTGAGGCCATGGACGGCAAGATCTTCAAAATAGACGAGTGCCCGGCGATTCCCGTACATCCGAACTGCCGATGCGCAATTTCAGCCTCACGCGGCCCGGAGGATTACTAAATGGCATCAGGCCAACCGTTCAGCGAGGACGAGAAACAGTTTATTCGTGACAACTCGGGGAAAATGAGTAACGGTATGATCGCCCAGGAACTCGGGAAACGGTTTCCTCAGGACAACAACGGGTACAGGTCCTGGAGGTCGGTCCGGTCGTTTGTGTACCGTGAGGCCGGCAAATCCCTCACACTCACGATCCGGGTCAGAGCTGAGACTGTGCAGAAAGCCCGAGCGGCTGGCCTGACCATGGAAGAGATCCTGCAGGTTGCCCGCGAAGCGGTTGAACACCAACTAAAACAGGCCGGTAAATTTTAATCGTTCGTGGTCAATATACAAACTGCCTGAAGTTGCAGCTAAATAATATTGTGACAACATAGTATTGCATGGGCACTTCTGCCGTTTTTGGTACCGCTGTTTTTGGCCAGGCGGTATTCGGTGATTCCGGCGGTTTAACTACCTATTGTGAAACGTCAACCCATACCGCTTTGCTAGATTATATTTCCACCATTGAAACGGTTCCTGATTCTAAATACCTGGGTAATTTTGCGTTTCGTGAACGCGGAACCCGGCGGGATAAACTGATCACGATAAAGAAGGCATAAACCATGGCATGGGATGATGAAAAAACCGACGACGAAGACATACTGTATGCATCAGACTACAATACAATTGTCTCGCAGATAAAAGGCCGGATATTGCACTCACTGGCAACTGCTGAAAATGATATGCTCGTTGCTTCAGGTGCAGGGGCATTTGTTAAGAAAACCCTGGCTGAAGTAAAAACAATACTTGGTCTTGGTTCGGCTGCATACCTGGATGTAGGCACGGCTTCCGGTGATGTGGCGGCTGGGAACCGGGGTTTACCCTCAGGTGGAACAGAAGGCCAGATTATCAAGAAAGTTGATGGAACTAATTTTAACGTAACTTGGGGAGATCCAATAGATGCGGATGCCCTGGTATACAAAGGTGCTATCGACTGTTCAGCGAATCCAAACTATCCGGCTGCAGATGCAGGAGACACGTACAAAGTATCCGCAGCCGGAAAGATAGGCGGAGCATCCGGACCATCAGTAGCGGTCGGGGATTTGATCATATGCTCAGTAAATTCTACTGCATCCGGAGACCATGCAACAGTTGGATCACATTGGTCAGTCATCGGAGCAACCACGGAAGGCGGGGTTGCCGGTCCTACCAGTTCAATAGATGGCAACTTCCCCGCATTCTCCGGGACTTCCGGTGGTTCAATCGTTGATTCAGGTACCGGTCCGTCTAGTTTCCTGCAGAAAACTCTTGCAACAGCAGCAAACCTCTTTCTCGTCTCTTCGGCAGCTAACACCTGGGCGGTCAAAACCATTGCAGAGATAAAAACTCTGTTGGGGCTTGGTGGAGCTGCGTACTTGGACGTAGGCACAGAAGCGGGATCAGTGTGTGCCGGAGATGATTCCCGTCTCTCTGATGCTCGAACCCCAGACAGCCACGGGAACGAAGCTCATTCAGCAGCGTTCTTGACAACCATAGACATTCACGGAACACCAGCTGAAACCAGTATTGCAGACAATGATGAGATTCTCATCTATGATACATCAGCATCTGCAAACCGGAGAATGACCCGGGCAAACCTTGTGGCAGGGTTAAGTGGCGGAGGCATGGATCCGATAGTAGCATCATTAATTTTTGGGTGAGATCATGACAGCATCAATCATTGACCCGGCAATCGTTCAGATTGCAACGGCAGACACAGAGCAGGACTTGATAAACAACTCCGGTGAAACCAGAGAATTGAGTTTATTGATTCACATTGCGAATAATGGATCTTCAGCCGCGAATGTGGAATTATGGATTACTAATTCGAGCAATACGCATCTGTTTCCGTTACTTCCAACAACCGCCATTGCATCAAAGAACGGAGTTGCAAACAGCACAAAACTGGTTCTGAAAGCAGGAAACAAGATCCGGATAACTGCATCGTCTACAAACGTGTATGCGATGATCTGTCCGGTATCGGGGTTGTAATCATGTTTCGAGACCCATGGGAACCTCTGATAGAAGATAATTCAGACTCCCCGATTTATGGCGTTTTGTGGAACAGAACCTCTACGTCACCTACATTATCCAGAATTGATGAGAATGGAGATGCAATCAGTCCAACGCCATTATCATTCAACAAACATCCGCTTTGGGGCAACATTCGCAGATGTACCCTTGATGCAGCCGGAACTCCTACCTATGGCAGCGATGCAAAGGGAACCGGGCTCACTCTGACCAGTGACTATTGTATGGTTGAGATTCCGGGGTGTTATGCTGGTTCATTCAGAGAGGGTGATTATCAGGGATTATTACTCGGAACCGTCCCGTTTGAATCCAAATACGTAACATCGGTGTGGCACCCTGCATTTTACCGAAGAGACAGAACCGGAGTAAAATCACCAAAATTGTATCTTGGAGCATATGAAGCGAGTAATAACGGGGGAACTGTATCATCTGATGCAACAACTGCAACCCGGTATGCAACATCATGGACAGGATTAAAATTAACGAGCAAATCCGGGGTTGCACCATTAACAGGACATGATACGTCAGGTACGATGGCACAGTTCGAAACCGCCGCAAATTCAATCGGAACTAATTGGGGCATTCAGTCGTTTTGGACACAATGTCTGTTACGAAGCCTGTTTTATATCGAGTATGCATCATTCAATTCTCAATCAGCACTTGCGCCGGGTCGAACCAAGGCAGAAAACACTACAGCACTTGCTACAGGACAGGGCAACTCATTAATGGGAACGAATGGAACTGGAGGCGGAACAAATACGCAGGCCGTTGTGTATCGCGGAATAGAAAACCCGTGGGGGAACATCTGGAAATTTATTATCGGGTTTAATTCCATTGATACCGCTTACAATGTCATGAAACGGGATGGAACCGGAGCACTTGCAGATATACT